CTTCAAGTAGTGTTTGTAATTCAACTTCCTTTTGAATCTCTAAGTCAGGAAATGTATTTTTAAGTGCGTTTTTATGTCTATTTGATAGTTCTTCTTTTTCTTCTGTATTTTCTTTAATAAAGCTTTCTATCTCTTCTGTTGTTGCTGTTGTGATTTCTCTATTTTTGGTAAACTTTTCAATAAACTTATTTTTTAATTTTTTTGGTATAAGTTTAGTTTTCAAAGTTAATGTTTTATCTTTATCTTCACCATTAGGTTCAAGATAAAAAGCCATATAACTATCGTGTTCTTTGGATTCACCTACTAAAAATGATGGTGATTCTCCACGACCAACTGTTTCGCAAACACCTCTAAGCAATACACCTCTTTCACCTTTTACTTTATATTCTTCTGGATTTTCCAAAACATCATCTAACAACTTATGTATATCATTTTTAAATGTTAATTCTTTATTTATTCCAGAAATATCTTGAGCCATTTCTGGATTCCAAGTTAATAAAATATGTTTTCTTGGTGTAAAATCCATCGGATCATAAATTGTTGGCCCAATTGCTGCACCATTTTTAACAGGTTTTAGTAATAAATTTGGGTCATACATTTCAGGAGTTAAACTCAAATTATACAAATAAACTTTACCTTTAAATTTTGTATCATCATATAATTTGAATGTCTGTGATGTGTGTGTTGCATCTTCTATTATCTGTGTAGGATAATCCATAAATTCAATTCCTTCACAAAACATGAATTCCTCACATTTTAATAATTCTTCTTTTAATGGTTCTAAGTCCTTTTTTAAATATTGGTCTGTCGGATATGCCAAATTATCTGCAAATCTTTCAGTTAGTAATTCTTTTAGTTTCATAATTTAATCCCCATCTTTCACTTATTTCAGTGAATTTATCGTTTATTTTTTCGTCTTTAATACCATTTAAAGATGAGAAATCATTCTCAAATTGTAAACCGTGTTCCCGGTTTGCATCCATAATTTTTTGTTTAAGAACGGAAAGTTCGTTTGAAGTATAAAATTCTGTTCCGTGATCAATAATTTTCAGTTCCACAAGAATTTTTTTGTCAAATGTTTTTATTTGGTGTACCATAATTAATTTACTCTTTATATTTGTAATTTTCAAACTTTGGTGATTTTAATCTATTTTTTATAGTTGATGTCGGTATACCAATTTGTCTCGCACCTTCACTTAAACTTTCATACTCAATATCATCAACAATAACTTTTATCATATTACCTGGTTTATTTCCCTTTAACGTTTCTGATATTTTTCGTTTATGCTCTTCACTTTTAGGTTTTGAATTTACTTCTTTTATTTTTTGAATCACTTCTGGTGTATGTGTTTTCCCTTTGAATGGGTTGTTTTCTTTCATCCATTTTGAGTGTTCCGGGTTTGGTATGCCTTTTTTTCCGTTTGGTCTACCTTTTATTGGGCTAACTTTACCTTTTCGTGGGTTAACCCAATCGGGATCGTCTCTTTTTTTTATTTTTATAATTTTAGTTCCTTTCTTCTTATTGTGTTTTGGTGATTTCATTTTTCTACTATGTTCCAATCTTATATCATCCCTTCTTGGATTATTACTTATAGTATCGCCACCATCACCACCTAACGAAATATTATAACCTTCAGTGATTGCTTTTAATTCTTTAATCCAAAATTTTTCTCTTTCATTAAGTAACTCTAGTGTGTTACAAACTTCTAAAGTTTCTTTTTTGAAGTTCACAATTCCATATTTTTTAATTGCCAGTTTTAACCTTTTACCTGAACCATAATAGTTAGGGTTATTATTTGTGTCCTTACCCACATAAAATTTTTGGTTTACTAAATTTGTTGTCTTATAAATAATCATATGGTATTACCTCCTTACCATATAAATATCTATTAAAACCAAAAAAGTTTAAATTGCCAACTCTAATTTTGAATTTATTTTAGTTATACCGTCAATACCGGTAATCTCAAAATCATCAATTGTATAGTCGTAGAAGTTTTTATTTTCCTTTAAAATTAACTTTGGTTGTGTGTCTAATGGTTCCTTGTTTAAAAGTTCTGAAACACCATCAAAATGTCTATCGTATATATGTAGATTCTGAACCAAATGACAAAACTTACCAACTTTATAACCACAATGTCCCGCAACCATCATTAAAAGTGCTGTATATTGAATTTTGTTAATATAACCAGCAACTAAATAATCATTGCTACGTTGAATTAGTGTCATATCAAGAGTTAATTCTCCGTTATTTTTTCTTACCGAGAATAGTATTTCGTATGCACAAGGAAATAATCCTTCTGTTTCAAATAAATCGTGATACTGAAACATATTGATGATATGTCTTCTACCAAACGGATCATCAATTAAACCTACCAATAATCTATCAATTAGATTGTATCTTCCGATTGTTGCACCATATCTTTGTCCAATTGTATCGTCACCAATATTCCACTCTTCCCACCAGTTAATACCCATTTCACGAGCAACTCTCAATGATGAAGTTTGTTTTTGATATATCCATAAAATTTCTTTAATACCGGTTTTAATTGCGGTATTTCTTAATGTTGGAATCGGAAACTCTTCTTTTGATATGTCATACTCTTCAAAAACTCCTGTAATAAATTTTGAATTTGCTGGTGTTCCATCCTCGTATTTTGGTCTTGGATTTTCATCCCAAGAACCTTCTTCCATAATTTTTTGGATGTTTTGAATGTAATATTTATCCGCTTTATTCATAACTTTCTATTATAATAGTTTTTTTAATTTTTATAAGTTTCGCATCATTCAACCCCATCGGAGTAGGTGAACTCACTTTACTTGGGTCATCTAATTTAAGATTCCATACTATTGCATTGACTGGATCATCATGCCAAGTTCTTTCGTAATCATTTTCTTCATTACCATAACCAAAATATTTTCCATCCTTGATTATTAACTGACCTTCCCCTTCTAACCTCCCAATTTCTTTATTCATAACTTTCTATTTTTTTATCGTTGTATTTTATTGTGATTAGTTTGGTATAAATCCATATCTAAAATAAGGTTTGCCATATGTTGCATTTGTAACTACAATCCCTTCGGATTCATTTATTTCTTTCACATCAAATTCGGATAATTCACTTCTGTTTTGTAAAGAGATAAAGATATTGTTTTCATAAGTTGCTTTTAGATTACCATTACCATCATCTATCACTTCAAGTGAATTTGGTTGGTCTTTACCACTTACAAGACATTTTCGTGTCTTTGACCAAATAACGACAGAAGGTGATTCAGTTGGTATTATTTTAGTTTGATGAACACCCTTATTGATAAACCTAGTTATCGTTTCTTGTATTGTTTCAATTTCATTCATAACTTTCTATTGTTTTATCGTTGTATGATATTGTGATTAGTTTGGTTGGGATTTTATAAGGTGTGTTATCTACATTAGTAGGAACCATCATATTAGCTAAAAGACCGTATTTTTCTTTCCATATTGGGAGGGCTATTTTATACCTTTCTTCCAAACTCAACTCTCGTTCTTCAATTTTTAATCCCCACTTTTTAGCGAACTCATCATCTGTTTTGATTTTGTTGATGAACTCTTCTTGTGTTAATAATTTTGGATGTGCGTTGTAAACAGGTCCTTCTACCGCTACAATATCTTTATTGACTTCTAAAAAAAGATTTAAACCTTTAGTTTTCTTAATAAAATTATTATAAGCCTCATCCACCAATTTTTCCTGTTCTTTACTCATAGCTTTCAATTGTTTTATCGTTGTATGTTATTGTGATTAGTTTGGTTGGAATTTGTAATCTATCAAGTTCTTTTGGTGGTGCAGATGGTGTTACACCTCTATTAATTATTGCCCAGTTTATTCTATCAATTTCACTCAACTCTCGTTCTTCAATCTTTAGTCCCCACTTTTCAGAGAACTCTGTATCTGTTTTACATTTGTTGATAAATTCATCCTTTGTTAATTTAATTTTATCCCCCATTATCCAGTAATAACCCATATAAGCCTCATTCAATAAGTCTGGTTCGTCTTTACCATAATGTTCCAATTGATTTTCGTTGAAGATATGTAATAATCCGTATTCATCCATTTCACCAATCACCCGGACTTCTCCAGCAATTGTTTCAAATACACCTACAATTGTACAAGGAAATTTATAACCTTTTGGTTTGTGAGCCTTGTCTCCCACTTTAAATTTTGTTTCTTTATTCATCTTTTATTTTATTTGTATATTGATGGTCTTGAATTAAGTCTTTGACTCAATAAAGTTTCCTTGAAACACTTAACAAATTCTTCTTTTATGTCTTCAACGACGTTATCATTACCCCACACCATTACATCTTTCTTAACTCTATCTTTCCAGTGATAGTTTGTTGGGTAGTTGTATAAAAGGAAGTTCTCCATTTCCTCCATAGTAAAGGAAAGTTCTATTTTAATTTGTTCGCTCATCTTTGTTTTATTTTAAAAATTGATTTAATTTTCATCCAAACTATTTCCGGATGATTCCGTAACCACCAAAAAAATATGTAAATTTTTTTCATCAGTCAATCATTTTATATGTTACTTCTTTTTAAATTGTTCAAACGATTCTTCATTTATTGTAAAGCTCATTACACCAAGTGCTTTAGCTACAGATATTTCAATTGCATTTTTTAGTTCTTCCTCACTATACATTCTTTCAGCTTGCCATTTAGCACCTAATTTAACACCATCACTAAATGTTAAATCTACATCATCTTTTAAACTTTGTTTGTAAAGTCCATTAGAATACTCTTCAAGTGTTTCTTGTTTAGGTTCTTCTTGTGGAATGATGATTTTTAGAGAAGAAGTAATTTCGGAAATATCACTTAAAATACCACTATGATATTTTCTAATTTCAACAAACTCACAACTTGGATTCTTAACAAACCATTCTAAGAACTCATCATCAATAGCTTGTACACCATCTGCGATTAAATCTTGGTCTGTTGTCAGGATGATTTTTTTAAATGGGGGAATATATTTTCTGTTAGCTTTATATATAGCATCACCCCATTTTATCCAATCCCCTTCTTTAATTTCTTCATCAGAAGTGATGTATAAATGATAATTCTTACAATGTCCTTTTGGTGTGTTAGTTAATCCATTAGTATAAAGTTTAATGAATGAACTCCCACCAGGTTTAGTTAACCTACTTGGTTTTTCTGTTGGTAATAAATGTATGTTTTTCATTTTATATAATTCTTACACAAAATTAAATAATATTTTTTGATTAAAAAAGTGATTTTTTAAAATATAGGGTAAACCCCTACTCCTTTTCTATTTCTATTTCAGGTTTAACCTTACTTGATTTTTTAGTTGTTTCATCATCTGTATCTTCTTCAATAACAATCTTTACCGGTTCAGGAAAAAACATATTCATACCAATTCCTAAATTTACTTCAATTACTTTTTCTTTTTTCATTTTTTTTCTTTTTTTTATCTATTAATTCTTTTAAAGTTCCCAAACATTCATCACAGAAAGGACGATTAATTCTTAATGAATCCATCTCTGATTCACAAACCAAACATTTTGGTGGATAGTTAACCATAACCTTTTTTTGTTCGTTGGTATTAATATCACCATATTTGTTTTTTAGGTACTCTCTCCATGTTTCCTGTTTTCTACCGTTTACAAAGAACCAACCGCAGTTTAGTTCAAACCATCTTACAAATCTTTTCATTTTTTCTTATTTTTATATTCTTCATAAACAAATTCTAAAATCCAATAAATAAAAACCATCAGGACCAAGAACCAACAAATAAGTAACATTTTAATTAGGAACATAAACAATATCAAAACAATAACCCAATTAAAATACCCAAACCAAAACCCGAAAGGAACACACTTAAACCAACAACAATAATTAATTTTTTTATAAGTTTAGTATCGAACAATGGTTTAGAAGTTATATTACCAAAACCTTTAATCATATTTTCAAGGTTTTTTAACGTATTTGGATCAAACATATTATTTTTCATATTAGTTTAGTATTAATTTATTATTTTCAATTAGTTTTCTTTTTTGTAAATCGATTTTATAATTTAAATCAACAATAAATGGTAATGACATCATTTTGTCGTAATCATCTTTTTCCATTTGTGTTTTAAAGTTTTCAATTAATTTTTCACAAGTGGTTAATTGTTCCCAATTTACAGAAGATTTTATAATCTTTTCAATCCATTTTTTAATTTGATACTTTTCTGTCATTTTTTATTATTTTATAATTATTCAACTTTAACCATTCTAAAAAATCAAGTACGGTCCATTCATTTGGATTCAGTTCACCTAATGGTCCATCTCCGAACTGATCAATAAATCCTTGTAAATAATCACGTTCAATTTCAAATCCACCTTCTTCACTTTTAACGATTTTAGTTCTAACCATTTCAATAGCACAAGGTTCACATTGTGTGGCTCTTTTATCTCCGTGAAATTGTTCTTTACAGGTTACACATTTACACATATAGTCACCAGGTGCAAAACCACCTATTGGGTATTTTGTTTCTTCCATTATTCCTCAATCTTATTTATGAATGATTGTCTTTTAATTCTTACCAAATCCTCAAGTGGCCAAATAACTGTATATTGATAATTGTTCCAATATTTATCAGGAGTGTTAGTCCTTAGTTGTTTTTCAAAATTCCTAATTAATCTTTTAACAGTAAATGTTTGTTGATATGTCTCGCAAGAATCAATTACCTTTTCAATCCAGTTTGATACGTCTCCGTAGTGTGTGCTTCTATTTTCCATAAGTCAAAGATACAAAACTTTTTTTAAAAAAACAAACCCCAACTTTTAGAATTGGGGTTAAATATTATTTCTCAATAGGTTTGACCATCTTTATATTAACTGTTGGTGTGTCCATCCATTGTCCGTTACACATTTTTATGGTACTCATTCCACTTTCATGTGATAATACCTGTGTTGCTTCAATTTGTGACCCATCATTTAGTATTACTAACTCATCACAAACTTTATCATTTTGGATTGAGATGTACACAAACCAACTAAATAATACAGATGTTAATATTATAAATAAAATTATAAAACTAAAATTTCTTATCATATTATTTAATGTTTAAAAATGTTCCTGATCCACCCGCAACTGTTGTAGGAAGTTTTCCGTCCCAACTTTGTGCTTTCAAATATTCAACATAAAGAGGAGTTATTTCTTTTTGTTTTAATTTCATTGCCAAGGCCAAAGCTTGTGCGTCAATTATAACTTTTGCCGAATCACCACGAGCGATTGCGATTTTTTCTTGAGCTTCAGCTTCTGCAACTAATTTACGTTGTGTCGCAGCTTGTGCTTCTTGGACCGCTTTTGTTTTACCTTCAATTGCTTGTTGTAGAGATTTTGGTGGTATAATATTAGTTCTTAACTGTGATACCTCAAACCATTTAGATAATCTTTTATTACACTCCGCAACAATTGCCGCTTCAAATTCTTCTCTTTTATTAAAGATTGCATCCACTTCCCATTTATTAGCCACGTCATTTACTGAAGAGACAATTGCGTTCATTAACCATCCTTGTTCAATTTGTTTTATATCCAATCTCAAGTTCTCAAACATATTACCAATTGCTGTTGGTTTAAGTGAGTAGTTGAATGACGGTTTAATTGTTGCTGCGAACCCACCTTTTGTAATCACAGTTTGATCCTTGTATTCAATATGTTGTTGGAATGTAGGAAACTCTAACATCTGTTCTGTCCAGGTGTTATACATTACCCAACCTGTTTTGTATTCATAACTTGACACACCTCTTTTGTCTCCAGTCAAATTAACTTTGATACCAACGTGTCCCGCATCAACTCTTTCAAGTGCAAAAGGTTGGATACTACTAATTATAATACCTAAGACAAAAATACCAATTGGTTTGAGTATCCACATTGTATTAAACATCTCTTTACTATCACCCCATCTGTCTGTTCCTGTTACATACATTCGGTCTCTTGTTGTAAATGTCACAAATCCCGCAATTACCAATCCTAAAATAAAAATTAAAGTACTAATCATTTTTTTCTTCTTTTTTAAATAATTTAATTGTTTCGTTTATTACATACATAAGGACCCCAATCAACCCAACGAAACTTAACAGTTGGAGGAACCCGTTTACTTCCCTACTGATGATATACTCACCAAATATTGATGTGGTTGTTATAAATCCAAGCCACATCAGAAACACTTTAAAAAACTTCATTTCATTTTTCATATTTTAATCGTTAATAAAAACACAATTATCAAACTCATAAACTTGTCCGGATCTTGAAGATATAACATCTAATATAATTCTATAACCGATAATGTTTATTTTTTCAGCTTTAAACTCTTCACCTTTTTTTGGTACTTTAATCTTAAATGGTTTATCAAATACTATCCCTTGTCTATATGATATTCTTTTAACCGTATCGGTCCATGTTGATAACCCGTATTTTCCATTATACCTAAACTTTCTACCGACAAAACTTGGAATATCGAAACTTTCATTTTGATCATCTTTCGATAATGGATTTTTTTCTCCTGTCAGTTCTTCATAATACGGATTAAGTTCTCCGGTCTGTGGATCGTGTGTTGGTATTGTTTTCATTATTACTTATTATAAAGTACGTAAAGTCTTTGAGCAATTTCTTTTAATTGTAATTCTAATTTTGATATTTTTTGTTTATCTTCTTCAGTTAGTTCAAACTTTTCTGCTTTAATATCCGCAATCTCATTAACTATCCTTCTGTGTTGCTCCATTAAAGCCCCTTGTAAAATTCTACTGTCTTGTTCCATTTTTTTATATTTTATTTTTTTATTATTGCCTTTGTTAATTGGTTGATTAACGCTTGGACTTCTCCGAATTCGTGAAATCTAACAAGTGGATCAGTATTGAAAAAATCAACATACCAATCACCATCTTTAATCTCATCATTTGGTGGTGTTATAAAAGTTAATCCATCAACGATATCAAGAACGTAGTAATAAGACTCGTCTTCATCGTGCTCCCTCATTTCCTCACTTTTAAACCCTAAAAGTATTAATTCTCTTTCTGTCATATTACTTAGTTTCTATAATGTTATATGTTCCTTCAATTACACCCCAAGATGATTCTTCGTGGAATTGATATGTCTGTGCCACATCGCTTGAATCCATTGGTCTTGTTAAATACCAAACCTGAGTTTCTTTCCAAGTAACGGTCACTAATTTACGACCTTTTGGTAGGTTGATTGTTCCTTCTCCACCAAAACTCTTCACTCTTGAGTTTTCCGTACAAGATGTTACCATAACACCCATTAAAATTGCTAAAAATACTTTTTTCATTTTATTAGTTTTACTTTTTTTACTTCACCGTTTTTATCTACTTTATATTTAATTTTAGCCGTGTCAACAACAATTGTATACGTCTCCGACATACTCAAACAATTCCACTCACACGTTTCGTGATAATATAAATGGGCATGAATTTTATCCAACTTTTTACATCTTAAATATGTAAATTCCTTATATTCCCAGTTAGAACAACTCGTTACCAACCACAGAACAAATATATAAATAATTTTCTTCATAATCAAACTCCTCTTGAGGTTAATTCTTTAAGTACTTCGTCAACAATTTTCATATATTTTTCTTGTTTTTTTTTATGGTAAAGATATAATAAAAAACAGATTAGGTATACAATTAAAAAACTAACTACTCCAACTATATTAAAAAATAATAAAATTGATTGTATCAATGAAACAACACTTAAAATTATTGTTGAGTAGAGGTGTTTATCGGCAATTTTTAAGTGTTTATACGCATTATCCAATAACTCACTATCATTTAATTCTTTCATATTCATCATTTAATCGTTTTAACAACATATGGAGGACTAATTCTTACTTCACTACCATCACTATTAAAGTAATACGCAGTATCACCATCAAAACTTATTGTGTCGGTATACCAGACTGCTGGATGTCCACCATCTTTTGTTTCAACCACACCTTCAATTTTGTACTTGTACCCGTTTGATGTACAGGACACAAGACATAACATAATTAATAATTTTTTCATAATACAAAGGTAACTAAATTTATTGATATAACACACATTATTTTTTCTTTATTTTGGTAAATTACTTTTTTGCCACCATAAAATCTTTCATCAATCTCAACAACCCCTTCGGTTATCTCGTTATCAACCAAAAGTTTTACTTTCATCTTCAAATAATTGGTTGGTGATCAGGTTGTTTTGAATATCGTGTTTTCCCATATTATAGGTTGTGTACGTGCCGTTATCAAAATAAACCCTCACCATCAAAAATCCAAGATCAGACACGTAAAGTTTTTCAATTTGCCCAACACCTTTTGGTGTTTCAATCAATGGTAGATTGTTTATTGATTTTGTCATAAATTGCTTGTAATGTGTTAGAAATTTGAGATTTAATTTGATCTTCGTAATTCACCCTTTCTGTTTCTACTTTAGTGTCATAAAGTTTTGTTAATTTTTCAATATCTCTTTGACCTAAACTAGATACGTAATGATAAACGTGATTTGTTATTTCAACTTTACTATCTTCCATAATAATAAAAATGTCCAAAGTTTTATTAACAATATATCTTTTACCTGAAAGTGGTGCGATTGTAAACTTTGAGTCGGGGTGATTAATCATTTTTCTAACAATCGCAGTTGTGATGTTTTCATAACCGGTTGTGTCTTGTGGTGCCTTGAACCAACTAGTCCCTCTTTCCCAAATATGGAGTTTTACTTTTAAACGTTTGATTTGGCGTCTAAACCATTTTCTTATCTTTGTCATATTAAAATTTTATTACGACAAATATAATAACTTTTTTTGAATTTACAATTAGATTATTTAAATTTTTTGACTCTTTCTTTAGATCTCATCTCATTGGCGTAAGATGTCCATACTTTTTTAACTTTTGGCCAATCTTTTTTGGGATCTTTAAACTTTCTTTTGTTTTCTTTAAACCATTCTTCCATTGAATCACTCAAAGAAATATTTTTAGTTTTGGATCTTTTTATTAGTCCTCTAACATATGCAGGTATTTCAACATTTGATGTCAGATATTTAAAGTTGTATTCTTCATCATCATCTTCAATATCATCTTGACGTTCAAATTCCATATCTTCAAAGTTTTGTTGTTCAACGTGTTCTAACTCATGTTCAATTGTTTCTTTTACTTCAGCAACTAAATCATTCATACTCTTAGGAAACGACTGTGGGTTAAAAGTTATTTCAATATGTATTTCTTCCATGTCTGCCTCAGCATGTATTGAGAATGGATCGTCCAAATCAATATCCTCCAAAAAATAACACTTAAAATCAAAGACCGCATACTCATCTCCCCTGTCAAATCTTAAATCATACAACTCAAAGTCCTCATCTTTTTTAAAATGTTTGATTACTTC